GGTGGTGACACTCTCTCCAGTATAAGGATATATCACTTTTTAAACCATGAGGGTAGCCCTAAATGTGGTCTCCTATCATAGATATTTTTATCCGCATCTTTAGATTTTTGGTCGTTATAATGTAAAAATACTTGTGCACAATTATCACCTTGGAACTCTTCTCTCCAATGTTCTAATTCCATGCCTCTATATACGAGCATATCACCAGGTTTTAAATTAACAGTTATACCCTTGTTTTGACTAGATACAGTTATCTTTTTACCATCAGGTATACCAACATTTTTCTTTGGCTCTAAATGTATAGGCCAAGGATCGCCACCAAGATTAAGTGTTGTTGATATTTCACAGCTAAATCTATCTTTATGTCTGTGCAAGATATCACCTGGTTTATATATTCTAGCATAAGAGTAAGTTGGGTTTAATTTTAACCCTGTTTTCTTTTCCATAATTGGCTGTGTTCTAAGTAACAAAGTTTCCATAGCTACATCCGCGTAATGAGAATAAGTGTTTGGAATTTGTTGGTCTGCCCACGTTCCCCACTCCTCTGTAAATTGTGAGATATATCTTTTATCAAACAAAGTTCTTGCAACTTGTCTTTTCATTAAAAAATAATTATAGACAAAATTAGCTATGTCTTTTGGAACTGCCTCTTTAATTACACAATATTTATTTTTTTTGAAGCTCATTTTTCATACTCCTTTCTTTTGATATTGCTGTTTCTACTGCTTTTATATTGAAGTGCACAAACCTAAAAGGTTCTAATGCAGGATCAACTGTAAACTGATGTGGTAAATACCCAGGAAATATCATCATAGTTCCTGGTTTAGGATGATAATTTATAAGACCCTGACCCATGGTTATTTTACTTCCATCTTTTAAAGGTAACCTTGTCATTTCTGCTCCTTGTCTAGGATCATGAAAAACAGGATAAGATGTTTTTTCACTGCATTTTAAAAAATAGAATCCGGATACATGTTGGTTCCAATGAACATGAGTATCATGATGTCCTCCACCCTTTTCACTAAACTCTTGCACCCAAAATTCTGTAAAATGTAAACTGTGTTGTTGCATATTATAACCACACCAATCTAAAAATTCATAAGATCTTTGACCTATAAACTGAACTAACTCACTCACTTCAGGATCATTAGAAAAACTTTCACTGTGATAAGATAAACCAAAAGACCCAATTTTCTTTTTCCATTTGGGTTCATTTTTTATTCTATCTTTCAATATTGTTTTTGCTTTCTTTATATGTTTATCCGTTGCTTTTATTGTTTTATTCAAAAACATGGGTGCCTCTGCGATCCATATTGGTGATGAGAAATGAAATGCAGATTTAAAATCCACATGTCCTTTTGTTTGATTACTACTTCCGCCTTGTTTCATATTATTTAAATGGATAGCCTAAATTCCATATTACTAGACTATGCCTTATTCCTTTTGTTACTGGTTTGACTCGATGCCATACAAAAGATGGAAATACAACCAACGAGCCTTTTGGTAATATTTGATTACATACGTGAATGTTTGGTTTCTTGTCAGGATCTAAATTTCTTAAATCAAATTCCAACTCACCACCTTTGTATTCTTTTGGATCTGTTAAACTTACGGTAACAGATAATTTTCTAATTTTACCCTTTGTTGGACCTTCTTCTAAATAAGGTTTGTCCCAACTATCGCAATGCCAATCATAGTATTGTCCTTTTCTATATATTGTAAATTGACAATTTTCCGACCAATCCCACTCATAATTCCAACCTGCATTTTTATTTGCCATGTGAATGTAAGGATGTACTTCTTTATATATCCATTGGTCGCTCATCCAAATTATATTAGAGTCTCTTTTTTTCTGTAAATCTTTTATCTCTTCTTTTGTTAAAGGCTGTTTATTTAAATCTCTATCCCTACCGTAACCACCTGTAATAGCCATGTGTTCTTTTTGTTTTTCTGATTTTCCATACTTCACTATTAAGTCACATATTCTTTCAGGGATAACAGATTCAAAATACCAATAGTAATTAGATATATTCATAAGTTGATGTTAGTATTATATTAAGTTTACTTGATTTATTAGCTGTGAAAAAATATCTCTGTGTGGACGGGAAAATATAATATCTGTTGTTTTTTAAAGGTATGTGCCAAGTTCTTCCAGCTCTTCTATTATCATTATACTCTATAACAAGATCACAATCACCATTAACATCTATACCATAAACACAAGTGTAATCTGGTGCATTTCTTAAATCTACAGGATCTATATTATTTCTAGTGTGAGATCTTTCGTTTGGAGTTAAAACAACTCCAAAATCCATTTTAGGAATTAAAGAATGGTGATGTTCTAATTGAAAATGATCTCTTATATAATCTTTCAGCCATTGTAATTCTTGGCAATATTCAACTTTATAATCGTTATAAGAGTAATCTAATTTTTTATTACTAATTCTATTTTCATTGACGTAAGAGTCTACGATAAAATTTTTTATTTTTTTACGATTGATTTCGTAACCTTTTGGAGTTTTCACATCTCCATGAATTAAACTAATCTCTGACAGCACCACCTTCTGCATAAAATTATTCTATGATGATCTCTCCGTTAAATCCCAGGATTGACCTGACTCATTCCACACGTAAACATGTGTGTTACTTTGTTCTTCGGTTAACTCAGGAGCATCACCAATTGGTGAATCCCATTGTGCAGTTGTAAGATTTTTTACCCAACTAGCATAAGGTTTTGGAGGCCAAAAAATATCATTATCCTCGTCATAAGTATAACCTATGCCGGCATAATTACCTCTAAGTGCTTTAGAGTCATCACCAGATGAATGTTTATTATTTCTAGTGTTATAAGATGTCTGTTTCCAAAGAGGCCAGTGATGAATTCTTTCTAAATACTGAATTCCTACTTGTTCTTCTTCAACACCATCAGCATTATGTAAGTCTTTGTTATCCACTACATGGACTCCAAGGACTTTACTATTTATTCCTAGTTTTGCAAAATGTGCCATAATGTTTCTCCTTATATATTAATTTTAATTAAGCTTCAACCACATTAATTTTGAAACTTATATCTAATTATTACAATACCGCTTCCACCAGCACCGCCACATCTATCTCCTGGAGTAGATGAAGCTCCCGATCCACCACCGCCTCCACCTGTGTTTGCAGTTCCTGCACCACCACTTCTATCTCCTGAAGGTCCACCTACAGGTCCACCTGCGCCACCACCTCCTGGTGTAGCCGGTGCGCCACAACCATTATATGTAGCACCACTTCCACCACTTGCTCTTACAACTGCAGAAGCATTTATTGATGTTGTTATGCCAGCACCGCCAGCACCAACCGTTGAACAACCCGGACCACCAGTTCCGCCAACTGCTCCGGCACCACCACCTCCTGATGAGGCGTTTGTTGGAGGTGAAGTAGCACCCCCATCATTTCCCTGTGAAGGATTTACTGGAGGTGTGTTTCCTGAACCGGCAACTCCACCATGTTTTTTTCCACCTCCTGATCCACCATCACCACCATCCGTTGTAGGTGATGGAGTGCTTCCCCATCCCGCACCACCTCCACCGCCACCTGCTCCTATAATACTTGAAAAAATTGAAGGTTCGCCATTCGTTCCAAGAGCTGGTTGAGGATAGCCTTGTCCTGCCGCACCTCCACCACCAACTTGAATTGGATAAGTTTGTGCTGCTAAAGGATGACCATCAGGAGCGACTAAAGGAGATGCTGTATATGGATCAGAGCCTGGGCCACTTGCAACTTTTCCTTCTCTAAAACCTCCGGCACCGCCACCGCCGGCACCATTATAACATCCTCTACTTCCACCGCCGCCACCACCAGCACCAATAACCATGTATGACGCTTTACTTCCTCCTCCAGCGCAATTACCAACTTGTGAAACAACAAAATTACCATCTCCAGTAAAAGTATGTATTTTAAAATCTCCACTTGTTGTTATTGTTCCGCCGGTAGCTGTTGTGTAAAGTGCTCCAGCTACGTTGGCTGCTGAGTCATGAATATCCATCCAACCTTTTGTTCCGTCAACATAAATTAAAGTCACTGATTGAGCCTCTGCTGTTAAAGTTGCATTATTACAAGAACCACCAATTTTAGATCCGTTCCTACACAATGTTACAGCTCTACACGCATCATCCCAACTGTTATTATAATCTTTAAAAGCAACAATGCTTCCTGCAGTAGGTGAACTTGGAAGAGTTACAGTTATTGCACCGCCAATAGTGTTAACAAAAAATCCATCACCATTAGTTGCAGTGAACGGAGATGTTTTTGCTGTTGTACACCAGTCTACAGTTCCGGTTCTACCAAATCCTGTTTGTGTAGCACCACTAGCTAAAGTTACAGCAGTGCAAGCACCACCTAATTCTAGTGTGCTGCCTGATCTTTTTTCTATTTTATTTACTTTAATTGTACTCATTATTGAAATTTATACCTTATCATTACAATTCCGCTACCACCAGATCCTCCTGAACCTGGACTATTAGCTCCACCGCCACCACCTGTATTGGCTGTACCATTAGCTCCTTTTGCTCCACCTCCGCCACCAGGGGGTGCGTTTACAGCAGATCCTGGTCCTGGTGATCCTGATCCACCACCTGCAAAATATCTTGTTGATCCCTCTGGTCCTGGAGTTCCATAACTAGGTGCCGTTGGTCCTATGAATGGATCAGCAATATAAGCGCCAACTCCTCCTGCTCCATAATCAGGACTAGAAGTATCACCATCTGTGCCTGCTCCTCCTGCTCCTCCACCACCGCTTCCTCTGTAGTTTCCAGAGCTTGCTCCACCATCTCCTCCATCATTACCTTGAGGAGGTGCGACTGGAGGTGTATTACCAGATCCACCACAAACTGCATTTCTTCCACCACCACCTGAGCCACCACACCTACAACTCATGTTACAGTGACCACCGCCTGCTCCACCGCCTGCGGAAGTTACCGTGCTAAAACTTGAATTATTTCCTTTTGTACCTTGATCGGGAGAACCTGATGGTGCTCCTGCTGCAGATCCACCTACCACCACCGGAAAAGTTGCAGCTGTAACTGTTATTGTAGTATTTGGACTAGCTCCTGAATTATTTATAGGATGATTTGATCCCGGTGCTGTTGAAAAAAATCTCATACCACCAGCTCC